CAGTACAGATAACAATATCATTGCATTGGTTGAATTGGCGTTATATAATGCTTTCGGAGAAATAAATTTTAGAGAGCTTGTAAATTCAGAAAAAGAGGAAGATAAATTAATGGCCGATAAGTATTTGGAATCAATTATTAAAACAAAGGATGAAGAAAAAACCAATGATTTAAAAAAAATAATCTATACTGCTTATTATCGCAGTGTAGTTAAATCAATAAATGAGGATAGAAGTATTAATACTGAAAGGCTGTCTTTACACGATACTTGAAATAAATTTAAATATATAGATAATGAAGAACGTCTTTCAAAACATTTACCAAAATCAAGAATAAATATACTTGATTTAAAGCAGGGAGATCTTGTATTAATACCAAATCCTGATAAAATTTCAAATCCAAATGCAACTGATTGATACGAATTATTCTATGATAGTTATATTGATTCTGATGGAAAATATATTATAAGAACATTGGGACAAAATACACAAACAGGAAATTTATTTTTACGTAATAGAATTGCTTCAGAATATATTTATACTATAGACAATAAATTATCTATTAATACAAATAGTAATTCAGTAGAAGCTATGGTATATACAGATGAAATATATAATAATTATTCATATACTAAATCTGAAAAAATACCAATTTCATTACATAAACACTTCAAATCTGTTTCATATAAACATATATTGAATTTGTTAAAAAATAATAATATTCTTGTAACTTTGGATCATAAAGATTATAAAATTAAAGAAATTAGAGGTTCTATAATTGTATTAGATAATAATAAATCCTTAAGAATAGATGAAATCAAGAATATAAAGTTACCAGTACCAAATTTAGAATTATTAGAAGAAAATATAGATATGAATTATAAGACTCCAACAATTGGAGAACGTGCACTTATATCAATAGGAAATTCTAAATTCATAGGATTAATTATTGGAAATGAGTTTGTTACAAATAAATTCTTATATATATATAAAGACGACAAAGGTTATAAGCTTGGAGTTACCAGTCAATATAATATTGTTGGAACAGAAATACCAAGAAATACAAACCAGAATATTATAAACAATGATGATTTAATTAATATATCTTATTATATAAACAATATTCTAAAAAATAATAAGTCTGTACAATCTATTTTAGAAAAAGATTATGATAGGTTAAATAATTTAACATTTAATGTATCAGACTTAAATAACTATTCTACAATATTGTCTGATGACATATTGTATAATCCAGAAACTAAATTGCTATATAAAGTTATTGATTCTGGATATAATTTGATAAATGGTATAAAACATTTTTACATAAAGACAGTTGTAAAAATGAGTGATAACACATTTAGATATTTTAATATAGATAGAAATTCATTACATAATTATATTCTATTTACAAAAAGACTTAATGAGTCTTTTGCTAATTTAAGCATTCAAAAATCAAGAATAGAAGTATTTAGAGAACCACAAGTACAAAGTAAATCTTATGTAGAAGTAAAAGTATATAAAAATCCAAATAATTTCATATTTATTTTACCAGCAAACGTTAATCCAATTGAATCTAATATAGCAGAAAAAGGATATAAAGATATTACACAGGAATATAAAAAATTAATGCAGGATAGATATAAATGAGAAAATATACCAGACAAATTATATGCTATAGCAACAAATAATTATTATAAAAAAGATTCTTTAAATACTAATTTTGTTGAAATGTCTAAAGAGAATTTTATTAAAATGTTGCGCTCAAATGAACTATATAAAATAATTCCTGGAAGTTTTATTTCTTTAGGTAAGAATGTTCTAGTTATAGAAAAAATTTTAAAAAATGCTTTAGTGGCAACAAAATATTCGTATACTAAAATACCAAATGGAAATGGTGAATTTAGATATGTAAAAGGAGAAACTGTTATATTAGATGAATATACAGATTTAAATATTAAAGGAATTTTTACTCCAAAATGGGCAATAAATACTTATGAATTTATATCTAAATATAAAAATAATATTGAAAAAGAAGAAACTAAAATAAATGTTAAATCTAGTAGTTATGAGTTTCTTGTAAACTTTAGTAATTATTTATCTGAAAAATTTAATATAAAAATAAACTTAATAAAGAATAGCGATCTTGAAAGATTTAATAATCCAAAGGTATATCAAGCATCTTCTTTTACTACTTTTGATGAAATATACATTAATCTTGATAAAGCTAGAATAACAGACCCTCTCCATGAACTACTCCATGTTATTTTGGCTACAATGAAAGCTAGAAATTCTGATATGTATTATAGAATCATTAATTCTGTACAATATCATCCAATATTCAAAGAAGTTGCTGGCAATATGATTAATGCCGAAGCTTTAGAAGAAAGCTTTATTAAATTATTTACATTAACTTTTAATAAAAATATTAAAAGTGATGGAATATTTTCAGATGACGGTTTTAACACTACAATTAAAGATACAATTTCTGATATGTTAAACCTTGAAGAGAACCTGGACTGAGAAGATGTAAATGGATTAATGAAAACTTCTATTTATGATGTATTAACCAATTTTGGTTCAAAATTGATTGATGGAGAAGAATCATTAATAGATTTTAATAGTTCTTATGAAATGTTTACTGTAGCAGACATTATACAAAAACTAATAGATGAAAAAAAACTAGAACAAAAATGTAATTACTAATATGGATAAATGCAAATATTTTTTAAAAGATGGAAATAATGAATTTACTTATGAATCTGATAAAGAACTTTCTGATTTTATAAAGGCTCATTATATACATTCAATACCTGGAAATGTTATAAATGATTATATATTACCTATATACGATGAAAAAATAAAAGGTATTGGAACACTTGAACAATATATTGATTTTATAGACAGCAAATTTCCTAATTTAGATCCAAAAGAACATGATATTAATGAAGGTATTTCATATACACCATTTAATAAATATATATTGGGATCAGAAGAAGATATTAAACAGTTTAAAGAATGATTGGAAAATAAAAAACATACTGTCTTGAAATTTGATATTAAAGAAAATTCTATACAGGATAGAGTATGAGAAGAAATTAAGAAAAATAATGTACCATATAGTAAGAACTTTATTATTGATAGTCAATTTTTAAAAATGGAACATATAATAGATGGTGAAAATCCAAAATTACTTGCTCCTGTTTTTAATGATGAAAACTATAAGAAAAAAGCTATAAATGATTTACTTAATACAAAATATAAGGATTTAAATGAGTCTGATCCAGAAGAAGCGCTTAGAAGGGCAACAGAAGAAGTAGACCTGGAATTAAAGACTTCAAATATAATGGTGTCTTTACAAATAATAGTTAATGATATTTTACAAAATTATATAAAAAAGAATCCTAAATTTTCTATTGATAATTCTATAGAAAAAATTATAAAAACTGTAGAGAATTATAATAAATTAATAAAACATGACTTTAGTTTTACAGAAAAAGAAAAAGTAAATATATCACAAAATATAAAAGAACAGATACAAAAATGATATAAACAAACTGTTTTAAATTCTACTGAAAAATTTGAAGCAGATGTTTGGTTAAATAGACAATTACCTATAGAAAATGCAACAGGAATATCATCTCCAATCTCTTACTTATCTATAAACAGTGATGGAATTCCCAGCATTTATGATGTAAGAGTTTCTAGAAATAATATTACAGATTGAGACTCAGCAAAAATTCTAAGAACTGACTATAAACTTGGTATATCAAGGAGATTACTAGAAGATTTGCTGCCACCAGAAATTAATCCACAACTTATATCATTATACATATTACCAGCAATTTTTCCAGTAAATAGAGATGGATTGATAATGGCAGATAAATTTTATATTGGAGAGGTAAATGAAAGAAGTTCTTCTTATGCATATAAACCATCTGGCCTTGATGAAAATGGAATTGTCACACAAACGCTTAGAAAATTAATTCCTGTAAAAGTTAAAGATAACCCAGAAGAAAGTACTGTAATAATAAGTAATATACAAAAAACATTATCTGCAATGTTTCCTACTTATAATTTCAGGACAAAACGTAAAATAGAAGATATAGAATTTTTAATAACAAAAGCTAAACATAGGGCCGAAGGAAGACAAACAATTAAACTTTTGAATAGATTAACTGGTGAATATATTGAAGAGCCCAACACTGAAGAAGGCGTAGAAAGATTTAAAAAAAGAGTTGCCGAATACGTAGAATTATTAAATGCTACAAAAGATACAGCTGTACAGGATATAATTAAAGAAATAAATAAAGGAAAAAAAACTGGAAAATTAAATATAAAAGGACTTATTTATGATGGTCTAAATACTACTTTTCAAAAATACTTAAGTGGAGATTGAGAATTAATTACAAATAGACCTGCTTTATTAGCAAATGGCACACTTGTTTTTCGCAATAATAAGACATTGCAGGTAGAAGTTGTAACATTAACAATTAATAATTTAAGACAAATTAACAATCTTGGTCTTGGAACTAAAGTACTTGGTAAATTTTATAGAGATTCAGATTTAAATAGAGATCCAAAAATATGAAAAGCTACAAGTTCACATATAGAAATTTTAAAAACTTTGACTGTATTAAATGCTATGCCAGATGTGTTATATGGATATAAACTTGGAAATATAAAAGTATTGGATATTTCCTCTGGAACACCAGACTGATCTAATAATTTGGAAAATGCCTTTTATAATTTCGATTTGCTTCTAAAAGAAATAAAGGATGATATAAATATAGAAAATAATTTTGCTAATAAAAAAATTAAAGTAGCAGATTATATGGAAATATTATATCAAGAAATATTAGATGCATTAAGAACTATAAATAATGATGCATTAAATGCTTATTTTAGTATGGAACAATTTGACAATCCATCAACAAATAATGAAAAAATAAAATTATTAACTCAACTAAGTGACAAACTTTTAGAAACATATAGCTATTTGAATAAAATAGATCCAACTAAAATTACTGATTTTAGCGATCCTATTGTTTATCTATATGCATTAGTAAGTGGAGGAATATCTCATTTTATAGGAATCAATGGAGAGTTTGAAACTGGCGTAAATGAGTATGGTATGACAAAAGGTGATTTTACACATATGTTAAAAAGTTGGTTATTTGGAGAAGTAAAAGATACAAATATAAAAACTCCTACAGTTGGAATGTTTCAGGGAATTAAATTTGCAACAACTGATGCTGTTCAATCAGAATATTTGAGCCAAATATACGATATTAGAAATCTTGCTCAGGATAAAATTAGTAGTATTTATTTAAAAGAAAAAAATAAAGTTATTAATTTAACAAATGCAATGTATAAAGAAATGGGAAGACCCTGGCTTGAAAAAACGTTTATTGGTGATGCAGATAGATTCTACAGTCCATTTTATGAACATGACGGTAATAAATTGGATTCAGAATTTAAGTTAAAAAATCCATGATCAAAAGAAACAGCTTTAACTCCAGAACAAAGAAAATATTTAAAACAATATATACATCTGTTTTATTTATATAGAGATGGCTCAAATCAAGAATTAGATACATTTGAAAAGTTTGAAAAATCAGAAGAACTAAAACAAATGCTTGCTTCTGGAGAAATTGAAAATTTATTAAAAATTCCTCTTATTCCAAGAATGAATTTAAGTGAATTAAAAACTTTGACTACAGATGGATTTAGAAAAATGGTTGGGAATATTAAAGAAAATGCATTAAATATATTGGATATAAAACAAGAAACTCCTGAAGAAGCAGAAAAAGAATTACAATATATTGGTTCAATGAATGCCATAAATGGCCTAAAGAAAATTTACAATAGATTCAAAAGTCAGGAAGATAAAGAATTTAGGGATTATCTATTAACAAGATATAGTGTTGGACATTGAGAAATCAACTTAGATACTATTTTATTAAAATATATATTTGAATCTACTAAAGAAAAATATTTTAATGAAGTACTTCCATATATTAATGCAGCAATGCAAAATTTGCGATTTTATGGGTATCAAACTGGTCATATTGAAGAAGTTGAAAAATTATTAAATACTACAATGGAACAGATTAAAGTATCAATATATAATGTGTCTCCAATAAAAGGAAAAGAATATGAAGATTTATTTAGCTATATAAGGCTATTGCAAAAAGGAGTAAGTTTTATGGTTTTAGCTATAAGACCAGCCATGGCAATTAAAGAATTAGTAGTTGGTACTATAAAGAATACTTCTTATGCCTGATCAAAAGTATATGGTGATGATAGTTTTTCTGGAAGATATTTAACACAGGCCTATAAATTATTATTATCAAAAAAGGATTATGCTTTAGTTAATGAGTTAAATAATTATTTTAAAATTGCAAATAGAGATATGAATCAGATAGTTGATAAAACAAAGATAGATAGAAGAGGATTAAATTTCATTAGTGATTTTATGTATTGGAGTAATACAGCTCCAGACTATATCAATAGATTAGCATTATTTCTTTCAAAATTAATAAAAGATGGTGTTTACCAAGCATATTCTTTAGATAAAGATGGTAATTTAGTTTATGATGTAACAAAGGATGAAAGATTTTCATATTATTTTCAAATGAGAAAAAAATATGGAATGAAAGATCATCCAACTGATAAAAAATATAATACACAAAGAGCATTATACAAAACTTATATTGATTATTTTAATAAACAAGCTATTTTTAAAAACGATAAAACATATAAAGAAGAAGATCTAATTTCAGAACCATATATGAATCTTGAAAGAGAAAGTATAAAAACTTTTACAGAATTGGCGTATGGATATTATGACTATGATAGAAGTCCTCTTATAAAGCATTTACCACTTGGTATATTTTTTGGTCAATTTATGACTTTCTGGCCAGCCAAGATAAGATATTATTTTGGTAAACCTACACAAACAAAAAGAGGCCATATGCAACAGAAGTTTAAAATGGTAAATGGTAAAAAAATACTATATTATGTAAAGTATGAAACAGATGAAAATGGACAAGAATATAGACTTGAAATACCAGAAACAGAATTAAAACCAGGAGATGCTTATTCACCAGATTGAGAATGAGTTGGAGATCCTTTTGAAGGATTAATGTATTCTTTTGGTATGACAATGAGGGAACTTGTTACTGGAAAATCATTAAAAGAAATAGAACCACATAGACTTAATAATGCGAAATTAATGTTACATGATTTAATTATAATGTTAATTAATATATTACTTGGTATTTTAATATTTAAAAATAAAGATTTAATTACTGGAAAAACAAACTATAGTCAGATGGGTCAATACGAAAGAATGGCTTGTAAAATCTTAATGAGATCAACAAAGGAATTTAATCCATTTTCTCTATTAGGAGATATACAAACAACTCCAGTATTTATAAGTATTTTATCAGATACTATAGATTCTGTTAAGGATGTTTTTTCTGGAAACGGATCAGTTGAAAGTTTTATTAGATCAATTTTGAACTTTATGGAATTAGTACCAAATCCTATGGCCAGGCGTTAAACTTTTTAGCGTATATTTCACGTTTTGGATTATACTCTTTCATTCTTTCAAATTTTTTAGCAAATACACGAGCAGCATCTACTGGATTATTAGTCTTAAGTAATTCATCAAGTGCTGCTCTTTCTGTAGTATTTAATTCGTGCCAAATATATTCAAGTTGTGTTTGAAAATCGTGTGTAGGTTTATTTCTAATTTTTGAAAATGCATGTAAACCATCCAACCTGTCTTTATTTCATTGCGCTATACCATAAGATGTATTATTATCACCCCATGCTGTAGTATTTAAATTCGATTCTACCTGAAGATTACCCAATATTCCAGCTGCCTGTTCCTTAGTAAGTCCTTTCTGTATAAAAAAATCCATAGCTTCTTTTACTTTATCACTGATTGTTATTGGTTTAGATTTTTCCTTAAAGGTTATGAAACTTTTAATTCGTTCTGATATTGGAGCATCAGATTTTTTGGAATTTGTTAAATATTCTCTTAATAAAGAACTTTTACTTTGTACATTATTATTAGCGTAATAATCACTAATATATTCTGGATCATGCAATTTTTCTAAATCGTATTTATATTCTGCTTCTAACATAGAATTGTTAATAATTAATATTATTATAATTTAAACTAACTTGCAAAGTTAATAACTTTATTTTTAAATAAAAAGCGATAGCAAAAAAAATAGGGATATGCACAATATAATGCATATCCCTTGGTGATGTAAAAACTTATATAAAAACTATTTCAATTTGTCTATTTAATTATTAATTAGATGAAAAATTATAATTTAATCATCTTTCTCCATTTTTTCCAAACATTCATCACAGTATTGTGCTGGTAATTTTATTTCACCGTGAACAGCCAACCATTCATCATCTGTAAAGAAATTCTCATCTTTAATAAATTTACTGCATTTTGAACAAATCATTTCCCAGCGATTGTGTCGAAATTTAAATTTCGCTTTTGACATTTTATTTCCTATATTGTTCTAGTTCATCATAAATATCTTCTACAGTTATCTTATTGTGACTTTCTTTAATATATGTAGGATAAATCTTTTCACCAAATTTTGTTCCATATACATACCAATATAGTATGTCAACGCCAATAGAAGTATATTCAGAATTAATTATTAATTCAAACATTTCACAAACTGTAGAATAGATAGGATTTTTTTCATGATTTAAATCAATTCCAAACATTTCATAATTATTTACATATTCATGAAATTTTTTAAAATTATTTATAAATTCTACAAATTCTTCTTTAGTCATGTTATTTTATAATTTAAATTTTTATTATAATCTTTAAGAATTTTCTATAATACTTCTATAAGATTTGAACCCATGATAATTATTTACCCATCCTTTTTCAGTAACCGCTTTTCCATATTTAAATCCAACTGTTTTAAAACTAGAATTATATTCTTCTTCTGTTAAACATTGACAACAGTGTTCAAATGGAGAAGAGTGTGGAGGATATTGAGCTAGTAATCTGTCATGTAGAGCAATCATCTTTTCATAGTCAACCACTTTTTCATCTCCTACTACTGTATAGGAGGTACGAGCTGCTAAACTTGTGCTTATCATCACAAGAACTTTATTTTGAGACTCTATTGAATCATCTCCTAATTTATTTTGAGCTAATTGTTTTAACTCACCTCTTTTAATTTGTAACATAGTTCTCTACTTTATATTTTCTAAATTTAAAATTTCCATTTAAAGCATTTGTTATTTGATAACTTTTTACTTTAAAATATTTTGCACATTCTTCTCTACTGTTAAAAATCAATACTTCATCTCCTTTAGTTAGTTTAACAGCTTTATGTAAAGTAGTTTTTCCTGAATCTGATTTAGAAATTTTTTCTCCTCTATATTCTAAAAACCATTGAAAACCATAAGATATATTAGGAGATTTAGTTTTACCCTTCAAGGCTTTTCTAATTACAGAATTATCAAAATTCAATTCCCTCTTTATTTGGTTTGTTGATAACCACTCTTTAATAAAATTTCCATTTAAATCATACTGATAAACTCTTTGAGAACATTTTGGGTCATTAAGAACAGTTATTAATTCAGGTAAAACAGTTTCTCCACCGCCAGAAATATTTGATAATAAACCTTTATTTTTAATTTTACCATACTTTTCTATTAAAGAGATTTCTAATTTAATAGCTTCTTCTTTAGAAATATCTGTTTTAACTATTTCAACTGTGTATGAAGTCTTGTTTACAATAGCTTTCCAAATAGGATTTCTTCCTTGTTTAGAATAAGCTCTGTAATGTTTCATCTTTTCAGTAGTAGCTAAAACATCTGTTCTTATTTTCCCAATACCTATATAGAATATAGATTTTTTATCATTTCTAATATGCTGATATACAAAATATTTTTCCATAAATCAAAAGTAATATACCACAAAGATAGTAAATTATTTTGATATTACCAAATCTAATCTTCAATTACTTCAATCATTGGTATATGCCACTCATTAGAAGACAATTGTTTAGGAATAGATTCATTCATAGCATCATAAATAGATTCTGCTAAAGTCATCATATGAATTTCTGCTTTTCCATTATTATGTTTTAATTTAAATAATATGTTTTCTTGATTATTTTTAATAACTTGTGCGTATTTATCATCACTATGATATAATAGTAATTCTTTCCAGCTTTTAGCATAAGGTTCTTTTTGATTGTCTGTTATATAATACTGTGGACATCTTAATTTAAAAAAATTTTTCCATCCTTCTTCACTACCTGTTATTAGCATAGTAGTCCACATATAAGGCTCAAGAAGTCTATTACAAATTTGTTTTGTTACTCCTGTATCAGGAATATCTTCACTTACTAATCCTCTTAATAAATTTCCATCCTCATCTCTGTCGGCCACCATTTTATATGCACCCCTATATAAGTTTTTTGCTGTATGTATAGCTTGTTCTTTACCGTCAAGCCACATACTATTTAAACATTTTATTGCATTTTCATCTGTAATGTATTCAGTCCCTTGCATTCCCTTGTGGTCTTTTTGCCAAGCAATTGGAATAAAAGGATCTTTCTCTACAGATTGTATCATTTTTTCAAAAGGAATTGCCCTTGAAGAGGATGTGTTTTTACTTAACATTCTATGAGTATTCACCTCTGCTAATATGAATCTTGGAAAAGT